ACGCCGGTGGGGTGTGGAGAGATTGCCTAACCTTGTGTCTCCAGAATTGCGCGATAGGTTCTGGCAGCAGATGGACAAGCTCAACGATGCCATCCACCGTGATGCGGCTGTAGATGTCGAGCATCATGTGTCTGTGACGTTGCGTGCTTATGCGGCGTTGGAGAAGGAAGCCATCGCGCTGGGTGGTAAAGAGATAGGCATGGATGTGTGGACTGCGCATGCTGATGGTCAGGTGATAGCCATTGCGCGTGATGAGCAAGCGGTTACGCATATCAAGAAGGACATGCCTGACGCGCTGGTGTATTGTGTGCAAGAGGTGGCGGTGATACTGGCCAAATGGTCAGAGCAAGCGCCGGTTGTTGCTGAAGTCAAAGACATGTTTCCCGGTGCGGTGGTGAGTGACGTTAAACCAACATTAAAGGACAAGCTCGATGACGAAATCCCTTTCTGAGAATAAGCGCCCGTACAGTGTCATGCCAATGCGTGCCTTTGCAGACCGTAAACTCAAAGAACGTGAGATAAGGGTGCTAGGGGCGCTGTGTGCGTTCGTGAACCGTGCTGGGGTATGTTACCCTAGCATGGAAACGCTTACGCATGTGTGCGGCTATGAAGAGCGCAGAACGGTGTATGATGCTGTGAAGGGATTAAAGCAACGTGGGTATGTGCGTCAGCTTAATCCAAAGGACTATCAGGTAGGCGCCAGCGGGTGGAAAACAAACAGGTATCAGGTGCTGTGGAAGGGTGACGAAGCCCTGCCATCGCAAGAGGACATACTCACTGCCAAGGCACTTCAAATGCGTGCAGACCAAGATGATGATCCCACAGAAGATAAAGGGGGTCTGGGGGATGCACAACCACAGACAGACACGCACGCTGGCGAACTCTGCCACGCCTACCTTCGAGCTGTCCAGCAGGCGACAGGTCAGGTCAGGCTGTACGATAATGAGATAGCACACGCACGCCGGCTGGCATTGCGTGACGTATCGGTAGATGATGTGCGCGCTGCCACGCTTACGGTGTGTGACCAAGCGATAGAGAGGCGTGCTGGTGTGCCAGCGCTTGCTGACGTAGTGCGTTATTTTGACGTACAGGAAAACAAAGGTTGATTTGCTTATGTACAGCGCGCAAAACTGCGGCCCAGCAAAAAAGCGACCCTTGCCCCCCGCCCCCGCCGTGTACTGTACGGGGGGTCTCACACAAAATTTTCGCGGGATCTGACGTATGACTTGCCCTAGCTGCGGAGCCGACCATCACCAGCTATATGACGAAGTCGCGCAGTTGTGCGAATGCTACTGGTGCGGCCATCGCTATTGCGCAGAAGAGCAAGACGATGATAATGTAGAAACACTAACACTAAGGGAGCTAGGGATAGATGTATGATGAGGTAATGCGTTGCGCCGATTGCGGGTGCGAAGAGTTTAAGTGGGAAGATGCAGAACATTGCCGTTGCAAGAACTGCGCTTGCCCTATGACGGAATATGTGCCGGTTGCCTACGCCACGGGTGACGGGTCTATGGCGAAGCTGATGGCCAACGGGCAGTGTCCTAAGTGTCAGTCAGAGATGGGTGGCGAGATGAAATGCGAGACATGCGGCTTGGAGATAGCAGGGTGAAAATTGTGGATATATTAGACGAGGCGAAAAACGCGGTCGCCGACCGTGGCAAGAATTACGGCAACGTATACATCAACCATGAGCGCATAGCTGCGCAGTGGTCGATTACGCTGGGTACTGAGGTTACCGCAGAACAGGTGGCCATGATGATGGTACAGGTGAAGCTAGCGCGGTTGATGGAGACACCAGACCACATGGATAGCTGGGTCGATATTGCTGGGTATGCGTGGACAGGGGGCAAGTGTGTCCAAGAAGCCCCTGACAACTAGGCAACAGCGCGCGGCGCTGTCAAGCCCTGACGTAGACCGGCGCGAGGCGGTGGTGCAAGAGCTAGAGGCTATCGCGGCTGGCGAGGCTACGGATGTTATTAGCTGGGATGCTATGGGTCAGGTGCAGCTTACGCCATCTGACCAACTGCCGGAACGCGCACGGCGCAGCATCAAGAAAGTTAAGGTAACGCCAAACCAGCACGGCAACACCATCGAGGTGGAGATGCACGACAAGCTATCGGCGTTGCGCTTGCTTGCAAAGCATCGCGGTTTGTTGGAGCCGAACAGTGACGACCAGCGGCCATCCATGATAGGCATTAACGTAACTGGGCCGAAGGTCACAACTTATGAGGTTAAGGATGGCGAAGATACACCAGATGACGCACAATAATTTTGTGCGGTTTTTTTCTGACTACGTTATCTGCGACCATTGCGGCGAGGAAACGCGTGGCCGGTGTTACGCTGAAACGCAGCAAGTTGTTTGTTCTAAATGCAAGGGTGTGCTGTTGGAAGTCGATGAGAACATGAATGATGACCCAACTGATGGCATGATGATAGTGACGTATATACCGGGGGATTTTGATGGCCAGAGCGAGTAGAGCGACAGACAGGTCGAGGCGCAGAACAAAGCAACCGACCACGGAAGCGCTAAATGGTCTTAACTTGGATTTTAGCGAAAGCCCGACCGTATGGGATTTTTTGAACGACAACAGTTTTGTGCGGGGTCTACTTGGGCCAGTAGGCTCTGGAAAGACATATGCCTCGCTGGCCGAGGTGATGCTGCGTGCTGTAAAGCAACCACCTTCACCTGTGGACAATGTAAGATATACGCGTTTTGCCGTAATCAGAAACAGCTATCCGGAGTTGCGCACAACGACAATCAAGACGTGGCAAGAGATATTCCCTGAGAATACGTGGGGCCAGATGCGCTGGTCGCCGCCTATCACGCATCACATTAAGCTGCCACCGCGTGACGACACGCCCGGCGTTGATTGCGAGGTTATCTTTTTAGCGCTAGACCAACCCAAAGATGTGCGAAAACTTTTATCTTTGGAATTGACCGGGGGATTCATAGACGAGGCTAGAGAGCTCCCAAAAGCGGTGGTGGATGGCCTGACATCGCGTGTCGGTCGTTACCCAACCAAGCGCCACGGCGGTTGCCCTTGGCGTGGTGTTTGGATGTCTACCAACCCAATGGACAGCGACCACTGGTGGCATTCACTTGCGGAGAAAAACCCCATTCGCGGCAAGTACCCGTGGAAGTTCTACAAGCAGCCCGGCGGCGTGCTAGAGGCTACCAAGGAACACGAAGGCCACATATTTAGCGCTAACAAATATTGGATTAACAACCCCAAGGCAGAAAACGTAAACAACTTGCCGCCGGGTTATTACGAACAGCAGCTTGCCGGTAAGACGCTGGATTGGATCCAGTGCTACGCTGGCGCGCAATATGTTTATGTACAGGACGGCAAGCCCGTGTGGCCGGAGTTTAGCGATAGCTTAATGAGCGCCGACTTAGAGATTGAGCCGCTATGGCCGGTGCATATCGGACTTGACTTTGGTTTGACGCCGGCAGCGGTGTTTGGGCAGAAGATGGCTAACGGGCGCTGGCACGTTGTGCATGAGCTTGTTGCATTTGACATGGGGCTAGAGCGTTTCTGTCATCACTTGATGGCCGACATAAACACGCACTTTCCAAAGTCGGAAGTGTTCATCTGGGGTGACCCGGCTGGCGCAAAGCGTGATGAGATATTCGAGGTAACAGCGTTTGAGCATATGCGCACGCTTGGATTGCGCGCACAGCCAACAGCGTCAAATGATTTTATGGTGCGCCGTGAGGCTGGTGCATCGCCAATGAATAGGCTCATAGACGGCAAGCCGGGGCTATTGGTAGACCGCAAGTGCAATCGCACGCGCAAATCGTTAGCTGGTGGCTATCACTTTAAGCGCGTTGCTATGGGCGGTGGTCAGGAGCGGTTTAGAGATGCGCCAAACAAAAACGAACATTCGCACGTTGGTGACGCGTTTGGCTATCTGATGATGGGGTCTGAGCATCGCAACCTGATACGCAACAATCACGGACGCCAGCAAGTCAAGCAGATGACAGCAAAAGTGGACTTTGATGTTTTCTAGCAACAAAGACGCCACGATAGTGCCGTTCCACTGGGCGCACCCGTACAATATGGACTTGCGGGAGTTTGACAGAAAGCCATTTGACGATGTGCCTGACTATGACGCTTTGTTGAAGATGTATCAGCAACAAGCGCACGCTTACACCGTATTGCATCAGGGCGAAATGATTTGCTCATTCGGGGCTATCAAGCTATGGCCGGGCAACGCTGAGGTGTGGCTTATCACATCATATCAATTTGAGCGCGTGCCGATATCGGCTACACGCACAGCCATGCGCTACTTTAATCACATCGCTATCGACTTGCGATTGCACCGATTGCAGATGACCGTTGAAGTTGATAATTCGTTTGCAGTCAGGTGGGCATCTGCGGTAAAATTCACTAACGAAGGTCGCATGCGTGGTTATGGGCCTGTCGGTCAAGATTATTTTATGTTTGCGAGGTATTTTTAATGGGCGGCTTATTATCCCCTAAAACTCCGGCGCCACCACCGCCAGACCCAGAAATCGCGGCGGCACAACAGCGTCAAGAAGAGCGTCTGGAAGCAGATGAGCAACAGAAGATGCGTGCTATATCTGCGCGCCAACGTGCGCGCCGCACAGGCGGTAGGCGCATGTTACTAAGCACAGCGCGTCAAAACGCTGAAACTGGTATTCAGTCAACATTAGGTGGGAGCATATAATGGGCGGTATCGCGAAAGTATTTGGTGGCGGCAAAAAGAAGTCGGCGCCAGCACCGGCCCCCGTGCCAGAGCCAGAGGTAGAGGCTGCGCCACAGGGCGCAACACGCGAACAGCGTGCGCAAGCGGCGTCTCTTAGGTCGCGCCGTGCAGGGCGTAGGTCGTTGCTTGGCGGTGGTCGTCTTGGTGGCGGCGAAGGTCAACAAACAACATTAGGAGCAGGGTAATGCCGAAGGTAGTTTCTAAAGACGGTAAGGCGCGGACATTCGCGTACACAAAGGCTGGCATGAGTGCGGCTAAAGAATATGCCAAGCAAACTGGCGGTCGTGTAGCTGGCGCATCCATGAAAACAAAAATGGCAAAGAAGAAGTCTTATGGCAAAAATAGCTGATAAAATTGGCCTTGGTAAACAATACAAGGGCCAGAAAGGCACGCCAACAGAAACCACTGGCCAGAAGATGTGGAAGTTTTAC